GTAGGCAAGACAAAGCGATACCAAGCGCCATTTGTGTCGGATGTATGAAGTTTTCCATTTTGCGCGGTTGCGGTGCCATTCGTGACTAGGGAGTTTGGGGAACCAGCAGTGTCCGAATAAAGGAACACGCCCAAGTTGTTTGCTGGATTCCCAACTTTATAAAGTTTCAACCACACCGCAGCTACCGTCTGTGTCTCAGGTAGTTTTAGCCCTTGAGAAATATACGTAGCCCCTGCCGTATGCGCCAACGCCCTTGTAGCATTACTATCAATATACCCAGTTGCAAACTCCGTCCGATACAGCGTCCCTGTCGCAGCGTCCAGCAGCTCCCCACCCCAAGGGCCACCCCATTGCTGGTTGCGGAATGCGTGGTCGAAGCCAGCACGGTAAATACCACGCCACTTGTCGGCGTCGGAGGGGAGAAGATATGCGGTGAGGGCTTGTTGCGCGGCACCGAAGTCGACGGCGCCCCTAATCATCTGCATGCGCGTGCCGTCGTACATGACGCACACGGCGGACCCGGCCTGAATGTCACCGGCTTCGAGCGCGAGGCCGGTGCCCTTGTAGATGTTGACCGCGCCGATAGCCGCGCCCCCGAACGGAGTCAGGTTGATTGTTACCGCCCCTGTGTTGGTGTAGGCCGCGATGAACCGGAAGAAGTGGTTGGTCGTGTACGCCGTGACTTTCGCCGGCACCGTCGCCGTGATGGCGTTCGCTGTACCGCCGACACTGACAAGCTCCCAGTTGTTGGTGCCGAAACTATTCAACGAGTGCGCGGTGAGTCGCATCGATACGACGTCGCCTATCGACCACGTGACTGCCGTCGTGCCTTCTTGCGCGCGAACCACCGTCAGGACATCGGACCCCAGCGTGCGGGCCGTGATCTTGACGATCTCAACCGTACCGCCCGCGCTCTTCAGCGTGACGTAGGCCACATCAGGAGACGCCACGACAGGGAACCGGTCGCCGTGCCCGGTCTGCACCGTAACGGACGTCTGCCCGGTCGTTGTGATCGCCGCCGCGAGCGTCGAGTACGCGTTGTTGTTGAAGAGTACGGTCATGTCAGGCTTCCTTGATCTTCGCTACAAACGACTGGTACGCGGCCGCAGCGCGCCCCGAATTGACGTGCTCGTCGTCTTTGGACTCCGCGCGGTAGATGACATAGTCGGCCAGCGCCGCTTCAGCCGCAGTTGGTATCTCCGTGATGGTATCTGCGAGCGCGAGCGTGGTGGGGATCGTCACCACCAGCACGTCGAGCGTCTGGCTGACCGGGGCCTTGGGGTAGACGAAGAACCGCAGTCCGTCGTTGGTGAAGCGCCCCCACTGCTGCGCAGCGCCGGCCGTCTCCACACGCCACCCGGGGCGGAAGCGATCCATGGCATCCATGTCGAAGGGCGTAACAATGTTTCCGCCGTTGACGGAAATGACCTTGACCAGCTCCTGCGCGGTAGTAGGAGAGATGTTCTGCTCCACCTGCCCCGCCGTGCACGAGAACGTCGTCACACTGTAGAACCACTCGGGGCGGAGCGCGGAGGCTTCCTGTATGCCTGCGTTCACGTACGCCAGCAGCTCGGTATTGGCCTGCCGGTACAAAGTCGAGACGGTGTCGTTGACGACATACCGCGCCGTGTCGATGACGGTCTGCGGGGTCATGCGAAGGGCCTCATTTGAACTTGCACCGGCAGCCCAGTACGGAAGCCACTACGGCGCACGCGCGCATCCGCTACCTGCGCGTCGAACTTGCGGTACTCGAAGGGCGCGTCGTCGGCGTTGCTCCACGCTTTGCCGGGCTGCGACATGAGCCAGTACTTGGCGTAGGCCACTATGCCCTCCAGATACCAGTCGGCGAGGCGGTCGTTGACCACCGCCGTGGAGGCCTGAGCGGTTTGCTTCGGCTGCACGGAAAACTTCGCGGTCAGGTTCTCGATCGTCGAGGGCGTGGGGAATAGGCGCAGCGAAAGGGGGTACGTCTCGAGGACACAGAACACCGTGGGCGGTCCCGCCGTTGCCGGCTGCGCGTCGATGTACTCCTGCGTCTTGGCTTCGAGATCCGTCGGGGTCGTCGAAGACCCGCTCGCCGGGCGCTTCAGACTGATGACGGTCAGGAACTCCGTGTCGGTGGCCGTCAGGGTGGGGGCGTAATCCGCTACAGTGGCAGCCGTCGTGATGGTCACATCGTCGACCAGCGCGTTGGTCAGCTTGCAGAATTCGCGGCAGCCGCGCCGGATGGCATCATCCATGATCGGATTGGGCACCCCGGGGCAGTCGAGTGAGATCAACGGGTAAAAGGCACTCAGGGTGGCCATGTCCTATTTCCGCTTGGATTTGCTGGATGGTACCTTAATAATGGGTCGTTGCGGGACTTCCTGTGCCACACGTCGCCCAAAGTCCGTGATGATCAGTTCTCCGTCCTTGACTTCCGCCGCGTGCCAGTCGTACCGCCCCTTGCGAACGACGTACGCCGTCTTGTCGGCGTTCCACCGTCCGCTTGGGAACATGGCCTCGAGGTTCACTACGTCCGCACCCCTTCCGAATGGAGCCGTAGCGTGAACGCCTCGTACGCCGCGGGAGTGTACCCGCCGGCGGTAACGAGATACCCCCACAGCGTGCCACTGGCCCCGGCTTTAACTCGCTTGGACAGCCCCGTCGTCTGGATATACAGTGTGCTCCCGATGTCCGCCGGGGTACCCATCGTAACCGACCCGAGATACACCGATCGGTCCCCGGACGGGAGATCCCACGCCGCGTTGTCGAGCAGCGCAGACGGAGGTGACGCGCTGTACAAATGGAGCAGGAACGACGTCATGCTGCCGGGAACCGCGCCCAGCGCGATCATCAGTTCTGTGCTGGTGATGTTCGTCAGGAGATCCCCTGCGCCGTCACTCGAGAAAGTCAGCACAGCCGACCCCGCGTTGGCTGGGGTACCCGAGTCAGGGACCCCGACGACGTCCCCACCACTGTACGCCGTAGTATTGTTGGGGCGTGTGAAAGAAACTTGGCTGGACATTCGCATCAGTAGTCTCCGAGGTTGAGCCACGTGATGACCACCGTACCGGTCAGCGTCTGCGTGGCCGTGGCGTCCACATCGAGGTCTGTGGCGTACGAGGTGTTGATGTAGACCGGAACGGCGGTTGCGGTTCCATCGAACTGCGCAGACGAGGCCAGCGCGGAAGACACCGCCGTGCCCGCTACGTTCACGGTCGCAGACGAGGTAAACGCCGTGGACGGCAGCAAGTTCGCCATCGCCGAGTCGAGTGTCTGGTTCGATGCGGTAGCCGTACCGATGGCCAGCGCCCCAGTCTTGCTGGCGTTCAGCGTCGAAGCCAGATCGCTGGTTGTTTTCTGCGCGACGGTGGCTGTGACTCCGAGCACCAGAATACGCCCCGCGGGGAACGTGTAAATCTTGGTGCCGACGTACTGCCCATTGGTCGTCGCGGGCACACTCTGCGCCACATCGGTGAGCGTCAGCACCGTGCGCTGGACCCCCAGCGAACTCTCGGTGGCCACTGACGTGCCAACCGGAGACGAGCCAACCCCCTGCGCCGTGGCGGCTACAGCGTCCGCGTCGACTTCGTTGGCTGCTGCGGCCGTGGTACCGGCCGAGGTCAGCGTCCACGTTACGCCGTCAGTCGTGGTAGCGACCTCTGTCGAGTTGGTCGCCGTACGAACAGCGAAGTTCTTGTTCTGCGCGCCAAACTCCCCGGTGGGGAACAGCCGCCGCAAAGTGTCAATGTTCATTCGCTGCTCCTGATGTCAGTGGGGGGCCGAAGCCCCCCGGGAACTTACGCCGGTACGAAGACCGCGCCGTACAGGCCGACCCACGTCAGTCCGGTGGTAGCCACCTGAACGAACAGAGCCGCTTGCGTCTGCCCGACCAGAATCTTCCCGGTCGTGGCGGTACCGCCCTGAATGGTGCCACCAGTGTTCGGGAACACAGCGACATCCTGCCCCGCGTCCTGATTGACCACCCAGACCATACCGCCTTGGGGGATGCCCGCCGGCAGGATGACGCTGTCCGCGTCGGTAGCCACGACGGAAATCACGTTGATCGCGTCGAGGGTATTGGCCGTAGCGGAAGGCGTAGCGCCCCCAGCCAGAGCGGTCATGCCCGTCTTGACGCCGCCGTTCTGCATAGAAAATCCGGAAGTTGCCATTTTTGATACTCCTGAAGAGGTTTGGGTGGGGGGCAGTTACGCCCCCCTGCTGGTTACTGGCACACGCCGATGCAGAAGGCTTCGCCCTTGACCACCTTGCGGCCGTACACGGACAGGCCGCGCACGAAGTCGCCGAAGTCGGACGGATTGCGCACCTGCTCAGTCTTGTTGACCTGCGCAGCGAACGAGATCGCATCCTTGTGGCCACCGATGACCATGCGGCGGATTTCGGAAGTGCCACCCGAGTCAGCCGTACCGGTCGAGGTCGCGGCGGAACCGGCCACCCAACCCTTGGTGGCGGCAGCGCGCGGCAGAGCGTTCGACACGTAGACCGTGAAACGGTCGATCATGCCGACCTTGCCGGTGCGAACCGTCGAGGTGCTGTCACCAGTGAAGTACGCGGCGCCGAGGTTGGACTGCAGGAGGATCTGGCGATCGACCGGCGAGAGCAGCAGGAAGCGCCCGGACTCCGGCACGTTCTGCTCGTCCAGCACCGCACCCATGCGCAGGATCAGGTTCAGCAGGTTGGCGGGCGTGGTCGTGCCATCGATGGGGTTGGCGTCCGTACCCAGATCCAGCGAGACGGATTTCACGCCGGCCGTCGCGCCCTGATTCGCAGCCGCGCAGCCGCGGGTATTGGCCGCAGTGGTGGACAGCGCGTAGGGGTCGGAGCCGGTGGTGACGCCCGCGGTGGTGCAGAACATGGAGTAGAACACCTCGTCCATGATGCTGATCTTCAGCTGCTTGGCCGCGTCTTCCATGTACATGTTGAGCAGATCCATGTCGGACTGCGCAGCCTGCACGTCGTTGCACTGGAAGGCGAACGACTTGGCCTTTTCGATCAGCATGTCCTGATAGATCGGGGTCGGGACCTCGTACTGCAGGTTCGAACCGATCACATAGTCGCTGATCGTGAGGGTCGGCGCGGTGCGAATCCGGACGGTGTCGCCCTGATTCTTGATTTCACCTTCCCAGTTGGTGTTGGTGATCTCGGTGAGCTGGTTGTCGACGTAGTACTTCGCGTTCAGCTTCTTCGACCACAACATCGGGTTGAAGGTGGTCGCGATCGTCGGGCTGGTCAGAAACGGTGCGTTGGGTGCCAAAATGGCCATGGTATATCTCCAAAGAGCGGTAAGTGGGCTGGCCTGACTCGCTTACTCGCTACGTGGTCAACCGCGGACGCGGCCTTCCATGTAAGCAAGGGTGAGTTCGGCCTCGAGCTTATTGGCCTCGTCGTACTTGCCCGCAGTGTTCATCTGTCGAATCCGATTGAAACCGTCCGCAGCTTCCACTTCGGTGTACACCTTGGTGTTGGCGGGGGCCTCTGTCGTATTCTGCGAGGTCGTCCGGCTTGGCGTGATCTGACGTTCCAATTCGGTCTTCCGCTGCTGAAGTTCAGCTTCCCGCGAAGTATCCTTCTGCGTCGCCCCGGTAGTGCTCTTGAATAGGTCGACAACAACTTTCAGCTTCGCGACGTTCCCGTTGGTGTAGACAAACTCGGCGTAGGTGCGACGAGGTTCTGTGGTGAGGGGGTCCACTTCGTCCAGCCACGCGATCCACTTGGGGTCGCTGTTGACTGCTTCGAAGTCTGGAATGTCCCGAGCCAGCTGCTGGGTAAACGAGAGGGTGGCTACATCCCCACCGGTCTTCGTCTGAGCAGTCTTCAGCTCCACGATTTCCTGATTGCGCTTTGCCAGTTCTTCCTGCAACGGTGCAACGACGCTCTGTGCGACTTCCGTCGCGACTCGGCGTTGAACATCCAGCAGAGGGCCACCAAATTCGGTGACGTCTGCGTCAGTGACCAGCGGTTCCTTCACCTTCTCGGCCGGCTTCGGCTGAGTCAGAGCGGTCATTTGCTCCTGCAGCGCCGTAATCTGAGCAGCGAGTGCCTTGTTCTGCTGGTGCAGTTCAGGTACTTGCTTGTCGAACATTCCCTGTAGGGTGCGGTACTTCTGCTCCCAGTTGGGTACTTCCGGCTTGACTTCGGGTGCTGCGGCGTTGGGGGCCTGCGGGTCGATCGGCTTTACTTCCGGGGCGGCTGCTTTCGGGTCAGCGGGGTTCGGGTCTTCCGGCTTTGCTTCACCTCGTGCTGCGGCGAGCTGCTTTTCGTACTCTGCGAGTTCCTGCAAATCCTGTTCAACCTGCTTCGGTAGTGCGGCCATAATCACTTCTCCTAAGCTCCGGCTTCGTTACGACTTCCCTTTGGGGATATGTCTTGGCGTGGCGGTCTGCTGTGGTTACTTCGGGTTTAACTTCTCCAACACGGTCGCGGAGGATTCCACGGCGGCTAAAAACTCTTCAAGGAACATCGCCTGCCCCTGCAGCTGGAAGATCTCGTCTCCCTGTGCCCGGCGCAATGCGCGGTCCGTGTCCATCATCATGGTCTTTAAAAACGCCAGCAACGGCGCCAGCTCGGGACTCTTCATCCGGAACAGTGCGGCGGCGGTCTGTGCGTCGACCTGATTAAATCGTTTCAATTTTTAAAGAGCGTGGAGCCGTTCATGCGCGGAACGGTAGCAGAATAATTACAACAGTGCAACAAGTTGCTCATACGTCGGATTCCGCACGGTGCGGGGGAAGTTGACGAACCCGTGGCTTCGTCCGTACCCCGTGATCGGCTGCGTGCTGCATCCGCACCCGGGCGCCACGGTGTCTCCGGCTCCGTACGCTCGGCCCGACACGAAACTGGTCGAGGACC